AAATATAATGTTGGTTTTTATCACATGGTTGATGTGGACGGAAAAGCAAAACCGCAAGGCTCGCCAATTGGTTATTCAATGGCGCTTTCAACTATATCCAATATAAGAGGTTTTGACGCCTCTGACGTTGAATTAATAATATATGATGAATTCATTCCTGAGCGCCATGAAAGACCAATTAAAGAAGAAGGAGCAGCGTTTTTAAACGCTTATGAAACAATAAACAGAAACAGAGAATTAAAAGGAAAAAAGCCTGTTCAAGTTCTTTGTTTGGCAAACGCTAATGATTTAGGCAATCCTATTTTTATGGAATTAAAAATAATCAATAAAGCTGAAAATATGAAACGAAAAGGCCAAGAAATCAGTATTGATTATAATAAGGGAATCGGACTTTTTATTCTTGGAAGGAGTGATATTTCAAAACAGAAAAAACAAACAGCGCTTTATAAAATAACTTCCGGCACAGAATTTGAAACAATGGCGCTTGATAATTCTTTTAGTGAATTAGCTTCGAGATTCATTAAGCCGCAGCCGCTTGCTGAATATCGTCCAATTGTCAATATTGGAGAAATAACAATATATAAACATAAATCAAACGGTATGTATTATGTTACAACTCATAAAATGGGAAGTCCTGCGGAGTTCGGAACATCGGACGCAGAACGAACACGCTTTTTCAGAAGTTATGGTTTTGTATGGGAAAGATATTTTCAAAATAGAGTTTTCTTTGAAGATAGCACTTGTGAAATTCTATTTACAAAATATTACAATTAAGATATATTATTAATAGGCGGTTGCGGGCATGAAGTAGAGCCGGAAGCTCGCCCGTTCCTATACTTCAAGGATTGAACAGCCGCCTACCTATTAAGGAGGTTTAACAATGGAACGGATAGGAATAATATATCTTGCTTTTATATGTATCGTAATGTATTTATTTGTTTTTGGCTTTATGATTAGTTTTGATAACCAACATCGAGAAAATTATAAAAGACTTGACAAAATGATTAATGAATTAAAGAAAATTATTTCAAACATTTATGAAAGCTTACAAAGCAAGGAGGATAATTAATGTCATATACAATTGATGATATTATCAAATTAACAAATGCAGGTTTTACAGCAGAACAAATTACAGCCTTATCCGGAATTAATTCAACTGTAAATACAATAGAAAAGAAAGAAATAATTCAAGAAAACACACAGCTTGAAGCGCTTACAAATTCGATTAACACATTAATTGAAAAGTTATCGCCAAAAGAATTAGATCAAGAATCAAAAGAAGAAGCGCCAAAACAATCAAGCGCTATTGAAGAATCACTTGCAAAACTCAATGACGCTATTGTAAAAATGCAGAACACAAATATTGTTCATACGGAGCAACCCGAAAAGGAAAGCACCGATGATATATTGGCCCAAATTATTAACCCGCCACGCAAATAAAAACTTTTATGGAGGTAAAAGAAAATGGCAAATTCAATGAGTTTTCATCAGCTTGCGACAGTATTAAATAGTATAGTTTCGCAGGCAACAGGAACAGCACAGATTACACCAACAGATACAAGTTCTTTTGTATCACTTGCACAGGTTGGACTTAAAACAGGTTATGACCCTCTTTTGTCCGCTATTTCACAGGTACTTTCAAGAACAATCTTCTCGACAAGACCATACAGTGCAAAATTTAAAGGCCTGCAGGCAGATTCTATTCGCTATGGTAATCACGTTAGAAAGCTTCAGCTTGTTGACAAGACTTGGGAAGAAGATAACAGAATTAAGCTTGTAGACGGACAGAGCATTGACCCATATAAAGTTAAGAAGCCGGAAGCACTGCAGACAAACTTTTATGGTGAAGAAGTTGTTTCCGACCATATTACAATTTTTAAGGACCAACTTGATTGTGCTTTCAGTTCACCGGAAGAATTCGGACGTTTCATTGATATGATTATGACTAATATGTCCGACAGAATCGAACAGAAGCACGAAAGTGTTGCAAGAATGACAGTTTCTAACTTCATCGCAGGCAAGACACTTTGTGACAGTTCAAATGTTATTTATTTGCTTGATAAGTATGAAGATGAAACAGGCCTCACAGGTTTAACACCGGATACAATTAAACAGCCTGCAAACTTCGCACCGTTCGCAAAATGGTTGTTCGGTTATCTCAAGACAGTTTCCGACCTTATGACAGAAAGAAGCTGCAAGTTCCATAAGAATTTCACTATTGGCGGAGTTGCTAAAAACATCATGCGCCATACACCGCTTGATAGACAGAAATGTTATCTTTACAGCAAGGAATTAAATAATATCGACGCGAGTGTTCTTTCAAGCACTTTCCATGATAATTATTTAAAGATTCTTGACCATGAAGCTGTAAACTATTGGCAGGCAATTGACACACCAATGGGAATACAGGCAACACCGGCATATAATGATATTGACGGAACAGTTGTTGCTAATCCTGCACAGGTTACACTTTCCAATGTATTTGGCGTAATCTTTGATGAAGAAGCAATTGGATACACTATCATTAATGAGTGGAGCGCAACAACACCATTTAATCCGGACGGTGGTTATACAAATTATTATTGGCACTTCACCGACAGATATTGGAACGACTTTACTGAAAACGCTGTTGTTCTTATTCTCGACCATAGTGCAGCGGCACTTAAAACACTTACTGTTGAATCACAGGAAGGGACTGACGAAGGTGACACACTTATCAGCTTCACAGGCTACACACCCGCTGCAACAGATAAGCTTTATTACAAGGATGGAACAGCAGGACAGAGCGTAACATACGGAATGGACGTTTCCTCTTGGACAGCTTGGAACGGAACAGACGATATTACACCAAGCACAGGGGCAACACATTTAACAGTTGTTGTTGCTAACGCTTCAAGCAGAGCGCTTGCCGCAGGAACAGTTACACCAATAGTTGTAAAAGAATAAGAGGTTTTAAAACATGGGCTTAAATGTTGTATTTTGGCAATTTAGCAAAAGGGAAAACAGCACAGCGCTACCAAGCGGAGCAACACCCACAACAGGAAATTTAAGCTGCGTTTTAAAAGCACCATGTGGGATTATCAATCCAAGCATTGAAATTGCTTATAGTGGTAATCCCACAATTTATAATTATTGTGCAATTGAAGAATTCGACAGAGCATATTTTGTAAATGATTGGACTTATGAAAATGGCGTTTGGGTTGCAGATTTAAGCGTTGATGTACTCGGAAGTAACAAGTTAACAATTGGAGCAAGTTCACAATATGTGCTTCGTAGTGCAAGCAATTTTGACGGAAATATACTTGATACATACTATCCAACAAAATATGGAACAACCATTACAACAAATAATATAACTTCTAATCCTTATCAAGCTGATATTGATGACGGTTGTTATATTGTTGGTTTAATCGGTCAAGGAGTTCCAAGCGACCCCGGAGTTGGTGGAGTAAAATATGTTGGTTTTACTCAAACACAAATAAATAGTTTTATGACCGCGATGTTTTCAAGCACTTCATATATGGGTACAATTTCGGAAATCGGAACGGACCTATTAAGAACACTTGTAAACCCGTTTCAATATATTTCTTCTTGCACTTGGTTTCCATTTCCTGTTACAACTTTTAGTTCCGGAAGTGTTGGAAGCACTTATTGGGGTTGGTGGGACGTAAATATTTCTCACTATATTTTAAATGCTTCTTCAATGAATCATACAATTACAAGTTCTTTTACAATTCCGAAACACCCACAGGCGGCTACACGCGGAGCATATCTAAATATGCAACCATACGCAAAATATATGCTTGATTTTAAGCCTTTTGGATTTATTCCAATTGAAGGTGCAGACCTTGCAGGATATAGCACTTTATATACTAAAATGAATATTGACCTTGCAAGCGGACAAGCTATATTAACCGTTACACCAACAAATGATTATTCAAAACCAATCAATATTGTTTCTGCACAAATTGGAGTTCCAATTCAGCTTGCACAAATAAGCAGAGATACACTTTCAAGTTTAAGTAGTATTTATGGAGGAATTGGAGGAGCTGTCACAGGAGCACTTTCCGGAGATTTTGCCGGTGGTATCATGTCCGCTGTTTCTAATATAACAGACGCAGCGCGTAGTGCTTATCCGACAGTACAAACTTCGGGAGCAAATGGGTCAACAGCTTCATTCCAAACAACACCAAATCTTACAGGAACATTTTATTCACTTGTTGATGAAAATAACTCACACGCAGGAAAACCGCTTTGTCAAGAAAAAACAATCAGCACTTTAAGTGGTTATATTCTTGTAAGTGATGCGGACTTTGATAGTGACAGAACAGCAACAGAAAATAGAATGATTAAAAATTATATGGAAAGCGGATTCTTTTATGAGTGAATTTAATTTCGTGCCAAGGACAACCGCGCCAACTGTTGCCAATAAATATTACAGGCACACCGGATATTATTATGACGGAGTGGAAGGCGTAAACGAAGCAATTGTAATTGATAATCAAACAGGTTTTGTTATGCCAAATTGTGTTGGATACACTTGGGGCAGAATTTATGAAGCATACGGAACACGCCCAAATTGTAATCCTTTATTAAATGGTGACGAATGGTGGGGAAATACTTCTGACGGATATTTGAGAGGACAAAGCGCAAGACTTGGAAGCGTTATTTGTTTCAGCGGAGGCTTAATATCGGGCCATGTTGCTTTCGTTGAAGAAATACTTTCTAATGGCAATTTGCACACATCAAACAGTGCGTATGGTGGTACACTTTTTTGGACGGAAACAGTCACATATGATAGCGCAACACAAACATATACAAGGCCTTATTCCGGATATACTTGTCAAGGGTTTATATACGTTGGCACTTCCGGAGGCCTTCCCGTATGGCTTTTAAAAAAGATAGCAGATAATAGAAGGTGGTAACTATGTATGAATACACTTTTGGAAGCGGAGCGCCAAGCTATTACGACCATGTAAATGTCGCAAATGCTGTTGTAAACCCTTCCGAGATTCATGTAAACAACACCGGTTTAAACAGATTCTTTGAAAGATATTTACTTCAAAAATGCATGAGTGTTTTTGAATGGAAAATGCCGAAGAATTGGAGTAAAGATTATTTCCTTTATTGCCTTTATTGTTGGGGTTTTGTTTCAGTAATTAATACTGATAGATTCGGCGTAATTCCGCAAGGTTGCGCCCTAAAAGGTTATGACGTATTTTATAGACCTACAACCGTTGTTGTTTCTAATCCTTTGTTAAAAGGAATAAAAGAATTAACAATAAATGATAATTGCACATTATTTAAATTACAACCCGATTATGGCGGAGTTCTTGACATTGTGCAATTCTATGCGAATATGCTCGCTCTTTCCGCAGAAACAGCCGGAACAAATTTAATGAATAGTAAATTATCATATTATTTTAGAGCAGGCGACAAAACAAGCGCTGAAAGTTTTAAAAAGATGTATGATAAAATAGCTTCCGGACAGCCTGCGGTTTTTATCGACAAGAATTTACTTAATGAAGATGGCGGCCCTTCTTGGGACACTTTCGCGCAAGACTTAAAAGCAAATTACATTGCCGGTGATGTTTTAAACGATATGCGCAAATGGGAAATGAAATTTGATAGTGAAATTGGAATTCCTAATGCAAATACCGAAAAGAAAGAACGCTTAATTATTGATGAAGTAAACGCTAATAATTTTGAAACAAAGAGCAAATGCGAATTATGGCTTGAAGAATTAAAAGAAGTCGCAGAGCGTACACGCGAAATGTTTGATATTGATATATCAGTAGATTGGAGAAAATCGCTGAAATCGTGCGAAATCAGCTCAAATGGAGGTGAATATTATGGCAATGAGTAATTTATCCATAATGGGTCTTTATAACTTCGATTCGAGCGTTTTTAATGATTTAGATGTTCCAACAGGAATAGACAAACAAGTTCTTATTGATACAATCATTATGGAATGTGCCGAATTTGAATTAATTTATCCGGATATTTCTATAATGAAATATGCAATAAAACAATGGAGTGCTAAAGAATATTGGAATTGGCAAAAGCTTTATAATACAACAAATTTAAGTTACAATCCTATTTGGAACAAAGACGGAACAATTAGCGAAACAGAAACAATCACGCATGATGATAAAACAACCGTTGACGGTGAAGTGATTCAAACACCCGATACAACAACTACAAATACACAGCGTGTTTCAGCTTTCAATTCATCTTCATATGAAAATAGACAAGAAGATACGCAAGATATAACGGGAGATGTAACAACGACTGATGATACTATAACAACATATGAAAATGAACATCAAAGAACATACACAAGAACAGAAACAGGAAATATCGGAATAACAACAACGCAAAGCATGATTAGAGAAGAACGCGAAATTGATATGTTCAATATTTACGATATTATCTGCGGAAGTTTTAAAAAACGTTTTTGTTTATTGGTTTATTAAGGAGGCTACAATATGGGAGTATTCGAACAATTCCCTTATACCAATTTCCACAATTTAAATCTAGATTGGGTAATTAATAAGGTTAAAGAATTAACCGGTAGAGTTGAAGAAGCAGAAAAAGCAGAAGTTCCAAAAGGCGGTCAAGTCGGTCAATCATTACAAAAACTTTCAGCTTCTGATTATGACACAGCTTGGGTTACAATTCCTTCAGGACCACAGGGACCAACGGGACCGCAAGGCCCAGCAGGACCAACAGGACCACAAGGAGTTGCAGGACCAACAGGACCACAAGGACCGCAAGGAATTCAAGGACCAACAGGAAACGCCGCAACCGTAACAGTTGGAACAACTACAACAGGAGTTGCAGGAACATATGCAACAGTTGAAAACGTTGGAACAAGTGCAGCCGCTGTATTTAATTTCACTATTCCAAGAGGGCATGACGGAGCGGCATTTACAACTAAAGGACTTTATACAACATATGCAGACCTTATCGCGGCACACCCGACAGGACAAGCAGGCGACGCATACGTTGTAGGAACAACAGCAAGTAATGTACTTTACTTTTGGGATACTGAAACATTGCAATGGCAAAACGTTGGAACGTTTAAAGGTGATACAGGCCCACAAGGACCACAAGGACCAACAGGACCACAAGGCGCAACAGGTCCACAAGGAGAGCAAGGTATTCAAGGAAATACAGGACCACAAGGACCACAAGGCCCAACAGGCGCAGGAGTTGCAAGCGGAGGAACAACAGGACAAATTTTAAATAAAGCTTCAAATAACGATTATGACACTACTTGGGTTGACAATCACCCTATTCCAAGTGGTGGAACAACAGGACAAGTTTTAGTTAAAACAAATAACAGTGATTACAACGTTACTTGGTCAACACCAAGTGCAGGAATGACTGAAACTTTATTATTTACTAATCCGGCACCTTCAACAGCAACGCAAATTACATCTATTTCAATTAGCGGAGGAGTTTCAAGTTATAAATTCTTTGCTATCAAGTCAAAAGATTCTACAACTAACAATACAAGATTTACATGGACATTTATAGCAAAACCTAATGTTAATGAACAATTTTATATAGGTACTGATTACACCAATGCAAGAACATTAACTGTTCAAGATGCTTCAACCTTTAGAGTTGTTTCCGATGCTAGTCAACAAAGTGCCAATTTACCCGTTTTAGTTTACGGATATAAATAAACTAATTGTCTATATAAGCCCACAATAAGTGGGCTTTTTTATTTGCTCCACGATTGTTCCACGATGTTCCACCATGTTCCACGCGTGGCGTCGCTCCCTGCGTGGCTATGCAAAATTGTGCTTGACAAAATGAT